CCGCGCCGACCTATCCGACGCCAAGGACAAGCGTATCGCTGAACTTGAGGCCCTTGTGCATAAACTGGCATCTGATCCTGATTACACTGCGGCCTATGCGGCTGGTGTAGCTGACCAGAAAGCCACCCTCGCAGAACTTGAGGCGAAGCTGGCGCTTGCGGACGTGTTAGCCACAGAATGCGAAAGGGCATTTGATGATGTGGACGGGACGGGTACGCAGGAATTTTATTTGGCGCTTTATACTTACACAGACAGCCGCGCCACCCTCGCAAAACTAACGACCAACCCCAACGTCCAAGAAAGGACAAAACCATGATCAAGAAAATTGCCTTATGCCTCGCGCTGATTTTGCCGTCAGCGAGTTTCGCAACCTACCAAGAACCCATCCCGATCCCCGAGATTGAAGTCGGCGGATCAGATGATGGTGCAGCAATTCTGCTTGCGATCGGCATCCTTGGCTTCATTCTCTGGCACTCGCTCGAAGATGATACGCCAGAAGATTTATCCACCCCGCGCCCAACCGTGCGCCCCGATGCTTGCTTGAACAAAGACGGTCAAACCGTCGCCTGCGAGTAAAAAAAAGCCCCGCTCACATTTACGTGGCGGGGCTTTATCATTCATGCTTCCGCTATGCGGGCGGTGTTATGTCTCGGAGGCGAATATTGTCGAACTCGGCCCAGTTGCCAGCCAAGGTGTACAAGTTGACACGCATTTGAGCGCCTGTACCTGCAAACCTATTCTTTGCCGTGACGGGTGAACTGTTACTGTCGATCATCGTCTGGAGGTTTCCACCTGCCGCTGTTTCACGTCGCATGTAAGACCACCAATTTTGTGCAGCGAGCGTACCGTTCAGCTCATAGGTTTTCCCTATCTCTGTATCGAAGTTGAGGTAAGCACCATGTCCGTTACTTGAGGTTTGGACACGAATACGGCCTCCGCCAGTAGCCACATGTGAAACCGTTGCGCTAGCTCCAACGGACCAGTCTGCAATGTCTGTCGCGAAATCGTAGTTGAAGACTTCAACAGGGCTGTACTCTGTCACCTTGATGTTATCCATCTTTACCCACGTACTCGTGAAGACCTCGTTCAAAAGGTGGATGTACATCAGGTTGCCTGTACCCTCGACAAAGATAGAACCTGCTGCACTTGTCGAGTTGCTTACAGGACGCCCTAATTCCCCGTCGTCATGCGCCGTACCATTTGAAACGATGATATAGCCCGCATTCCACCCAGAATGAATTTGGCCTTCAATTTTGTAGAATTTACCAACCTCGGTAGGAAAACTGCGATATGTGCTGAAATAACCATATATAGACTTGTAGATGTACATGGAGCCGCCGTGATCTGCCGTCCAGCTTGATGTCACCTCCGGATCATCGGTCCAATTAGCGATGTCTGCAGAAGTATCAAAGGTATCGTCAATCAACACAACAGGAGGGGGAATAACCACCCCGCCCCCAGCGCTCACTTCCGGTTCTGCGTACACATTTGTTGTGCAACCTAAACTCGCTGATAAGGCCGTAGTTGCAAGTAAGCCTTTAAGCGTCAACATCAGTCGGCCCACTCAAATGCGGCATCGCCTGTCACAACGCAGCGCCATGTGCCGCCACCTGTGTAGACGCGCTTTACTGCGTCTGCGTCAAACAATTCCTGAACAATCCAGTTCGCGCCTGCTTTGACTTCGAGCGATACGGTTCCTGTCCCTGCATCAACAACCAAAAGTGCGCTTTCGCCATTGTTGATTGAAGGCGGAAATTCTTGTGTTGCGGTATAATAGGCCATCTTACTTTCCTTCATTCTTTGGTGAGCATTCTCGATCCCACGTTAAATTCGTTTGATAGTCCCGCACTAAGTTTGACTGTGCGTGAACCGTTCTCCAGTTTATTTCTTCCTGCGTGAAACGCCTTGGTTCTTCCACATCACAGAAAAGCGCCTCTTTAGTTGCTTCAATCTCCTGTGGCTGGCTGCACAAACCAGCTGGGAGGAATAACAAAGCCGGGATCAAGAACACTCGCATCACTTTTCCTATCTTCTTCGATGTTGGCATTACGCGCTTTGCAGCCCCTCAAATCAAGGCCAAGGCGCACGTTCTCTGCTTTTAGGCTATCGATGGCCCCTGTACTCCATACAAGCGCCACAAACGCCGCGATGAGCAGGGCGGCAAGCCCCCCTATGATAATGCGGTAGATCATCTGCGATTATCCCATCTTGCTTTGTATCCGCGCACGTCAACATGCGTGAAGGTGTTGTACCGACCAATGCCATAAACCTCTGGATACCGAGCCAAGAGATATTCCTGCACTTCGAGCGGCAAGATATTTCTTACGGTAATGTCGCCCGCAATCGCCAGCATGTGCTGCGACCGCTGCGCCCCGCCGACAAACTCATTGTATGGCCTGCATCGATGCCCAGAATGGATTGTCACCGGCTGGCCGAAGTGATTGCGCACGTCTTGAATGACATCGATCAACTCATCCGGCACAAACTTCTCATCACAAAGGGGAAGATGCGGTGCGCGCAACCTGCACTTACACCGAAATTCATGGTCGCTTAGGTTCTTGCTCCGGTTTCCCATTACTATTCTCTCTCTCTAAAAAACCGCACCCGAAACGTGCGCGGATAAAATGCGATAGTGAGAACATTGTATTGCGCCCGCTCTTTTGCATCCAACAGCATCAACACCCCGTAAAGCGCGTGCATACAGGCATAGATGCCGATCACGTTCCAGAACCAGTTAGACGAATTGCCAAGACCAAAGCCATGAAAGCCGTCCCACCAGACAGATCGCCCGACTGACCGCATCGCCAGCCAGAACAAGGCCGCGCCCAGATGCCCCACCGCGCTGCCGCTCCATGTGAAGGCATATTTGCGAAACGCAATCATCACCAAAATGCCTAAGACCAAGGCCGGAAAGCCAGCGATTACATTTGGCTCCATCATAAATTCAATCACGGTTTTCTTTCCTGTCTTTGTGTCCGAGTTCTTTCAATGCATCCTGCAATCTCTTTTGCAAAACACCTGTTTGACGCTCTAAAAGTTTATCGCGCTCTTTGCGCTCAAACTCGCGCTGTTTCATTTCTTCAACAATCGGTTTACTCGTAGGAAACGGCCAGATCATTTGGACCTCGCATACTCTTTTACAATTTCAGTGACCGCCTCAAGTGATACTTGGATAGCGATTTCGCGCCGTTGCGATGATCGAATGTCCTCGTCTTTCCGATCCATCAGCATTTGCAGATAAGTTTCTTTGGCCCCGCGCTCGATCCAAAACAAATAGATCGCGCCGAGTGTTAAGATAGCAGAGGCACCGCCGCCCAATGCTTCAAGTGCGGCAGCCCACTCCATTAGTAATGCCCCTCGTCCTGACCGTTCAAAAACCCACCGAGCATATCGGCAAGCTCTCGCTTGGACGGATCTTCATTTTTCTTGTGCCGCTTGAGCCGGCGCGTCGTGAAAAACTCCCTAGGAAACTCTCGGAACAAGATCGTGCAAACAGTCCAGTTATGTGCCGTGTTCACAAACGCAAAGAAGATGCCAAACGGATACACCGCCCATTTGGGCCATCCGCTGTTGTGCATCCAGTAGCCAAGCGAATACATCGCATAGACAGGCGCAATGACTGGACCGAGAACAAGAAACGCAAAGACCGTCCAGAACCCGATCAGCTTGGTGTCGGCCATCATTGCTTCAAGGCCCACTTAATTGCCGCGCAGAAAACCGCCTCGGACATTGATCCGCGAAGCTCGTCTACTGCTGCCCTTGCCACTGTGTCCCGATCTTTCGCTGCCTGCTTGGCGTCCTTGTCCGCCTTGTCTTTTGCGGGATCCAAAGCCCAACGCCCATTGGAAAACGTGTGAAGCGCGGATGGTTTTAGATCCACTTCGATTGTGCCTTCGGGGTATGTGTCCAAGACGCGTTTAGGCACTTTGCCTGTTGCCTGCCAGTACCCACGATCAGGATGATAGAAACCTTTTTCCATAGTGCTTTCCTTACCTTAATTCATGCCAAAGAGGACCTTGGCCAACGGCTAGCGTTACAATGTAGTAATAGTTATCCGGTATAACAAAAATTCCACCCATGCCGCCAGCATCTTGGTCTGTGTCGGACACGAACAGGGTAAGCCACACTACGTTGTCTTCGGATACTCGGAACCAAGAACCGTCGCCTTGATATACGCAAACGCCTATAGGCCTCCCTGTCGTGTTTTGGTAGGAGGTATCTGCCACCCTTGATCCGGATACATCTTGCCATGTCTGACCGATGCCAACGCCGCCTGATGT